TTATTTCAAAAACCGGGTGTTAGTATCTTTCTCCCAGATACACATCCATCCGCTCGGTATTCTGCCCCACAGGTTTCCAGAATTCGCCATTTTCGTTTCCAGTAAGGTAATCTTTGTACCTTTACGCAAAAAGGCGTTATTTGTTCCCTTGCTGGATGTGGCGTATCTCCGGCCGTCCGTGGTCAGGTCTTTGACCTTTTTGCGGCCTGTGGCGGCACCTGCGCCCTTATAAATACCACGAACTGCGGTGGTGGTGTATGTGCCCGGCTTTACGGTAGGCGCCTTTGGGCTTGCCTTGCGGTAGTTTACATCGTTCTCCGCGTAAACCGTCTTGGCACCCTTTGCGTTCGTAAAGAGCCAAATGCCGCTGATGTCCGAAGCCAACGCTCCCGGCTGTACATACACTTCTCTGCCGTTTTTCACGCGGGTGTATTTGCGGCGTGCGGCAGTCAAAGTGAACTTTCCGTCATACCAATACGGGTCCAGAACGATCAGGTTACCGGATTTGTCCAGGCCGCCAATATAGATATAGTGTCCGCCATTACTGAACAGCTGCTTTCCGCCACCAGATACGCACACAATAGCCTTGCCTCCTGCTTTCAGGTGGGCTTTCAGATCAGCAACGGTCTTTGCTCGCTTGCTCACAATGGAGTAGTGCTTTTCCAGGTATGCAGCCACCGTATTCATGTTTGTGCCGTCTGCGGACCGTGCGCCCATCAGGAGGCACTTCTGTGTCCAAGCTACCGTGTCTAAACTTGTAAATCCGAAGTTGTGGAGCACCATAAGACTGGCGCACACACCGCATCCACTGGTGTAGATACAGCCGGAAGTGCCGTATTTATAGGGGTGGGTCTTGCTGGGGTATCTGATAGATTTGCATTTTTCCGTGGTCTGTCGACAATAGTACAGCTTACTCATGGTGTACAGCCTCGCTTTCTGCGGTTTCTGTCCGTTCCAGCGCCAAGGTCTCATCTGCTTTCAGGGCGGCCTGGGTAAAGCTGTTGTTCTTCCACCATGCGGCCAGGGAAGCCGCCACGGCTACCACCGTTGACACGGCGGTGTACACCTCATCGTCCGAAAAGGGCAAAGGGTTCTTGCCAAAGGCATTGAGCAATACATTCAGTAAAGAAAATGCCAACACGACGGTTCTTGCGATTGTTCCTGCTGTTACTTTCATAGTTAATCCTCCTTTTGCGGCTCCTCCGGGAGCGCAATTATTTCGTTGTAAAATCTGGTCATCATACCATTGCCGCCCAGCGCATGATAGGCGTCATACACCTTGACCATGGCTTCTTTTGCATAGAGCGGGCAGTAGCGCCGCTCAGTATGCTTTTCGTGCTGCCGTATGATCTCGGCGCGCAAAATGGACTGCAATCCGTTTTCGATGGCTATGTACCGGGCTGTGGTGACTTCGTCCATTGCTTTCTTGCTCTTTTTCTTCGCAATCAATGAAGCAATCACAGCGGACACGGCACTGCCGACAACCGTTGACACGGCAGCAGTCAGGGCGGCTGTGACGAATGCACTATACATCGGTCTCACCCCCTTGCAGCGCATTGATCTCTGCCCGGTACGCCGCCCGCTGCCGGCGGATTGGCGCATACTCTTCCTCAGATAAAGCACCGTCTGTAAATTTCAAACACAGGTAGTCGGTCTCCGCCAGCTCGGATTTTAGAAATGCAATACGGCTTTCGGTTTCTACATTCATTTTGCCACCCCCAAAATCTCGATTTGCGTTCCGGCGCCAATGGTCTTTCCGTTTGTCGGAAAAGACAACGCTTTTATCGCACCGTGACCTTCGGTGTCCTTAAAGATATTGAATGTGATCCCGCTGGAGGCCCAAATTGTTCCGCCGGCCATGGAGTTGGCCGCATTGAAATTACTGGCGATGTTGCTCTTATTTGCTTGTACCCGCACCATATCTTCTGCAATCTCCACCTCTGCAACGGCGAAGGAGCCCTTGGTCGTTGCAGTCTCGAACCGGAAAGCATTCGGCAGAAAACACTTACTCGTGTATGAGTTGATGTACACCGTATTGTCACCAGCGGCGGAATTGGCAACGCTCCCGGCCACCGCCATACGCAGCCTTATCTTCTTACAGGGCTTGGTGAGGTTCCACTGCTGGTTCGCTGTTGTATCAGCGTCAAAAGTCTTGGCAAACACGGGTTCCCAGGTCTCCACAGAGCCGGTGTTACCCGCAGTTAGCAGGGTGACCGTCCCGCTGCCGTCCGCAGCTCGGCGAACCACCGCAACGCCAAAGTCAGATTGCGTAATCACGGCGCACTCCGTACTATTTTCCTCAAAGAATGACACCAGCGCCCCACTGCGCAGAACCAAGGCATGTTCGCCGCTTTTGGTATCGTCAGCGTGCAATGTAATGGTGCCCTGGGCGTCATAATCCACATTTAGGACATAAGGGCAAAAATCAGAGGTATTCCACCATTCGTGCAGGGTGACCTCATCGTTCGCCGCTTGCGCCAGAGTGCCCACATAACTGGTAAGTTTAGCCTGCAAGTCGTCACTTAGTAGATTCTCGGTGATCGTTTTCAGGACCAGCCGAGCTCCCGTTATTGTGCGTGATTTGATGTGCTTACCTTCAATGGTCAGTAAGCTGACCTTATCACCGGTGACAGCACCGTCCGCCAGCTTGCCCGTAGTCACGGATCCATCCGCGAGTTTCGCCTCAGTTACCGACTGATCAGGTATATCTCCTGAGCTTCCTGCCCCAATAGCACAAATGTACTTCCATTTTGCAATCATCGGAGTACCAGCAACAGTACACTGATACACCGCTCCTTTGGTAGGATTCAAACAAAGATCGCCAACAATCGATGATACCACATCGGAATCAGGGTAAATATTTTCTGTGCCGCTTTCACCTGTGATCTTCTCGCTTACTACCCATTTATTGAGCAGTAGGTCTTGGTTTGATATGATGGAAGGATTCGACGAATCCAAATTCTTTTCCACAACTTCCACATTAAGAAATGTTGCGTCACGATAGTTTCTCACAGAAGCGTCAGCATTTCCAATGTACGCAAGTTTGATAATGTCCCCATCTGATACACTCGTCACAAAAGGTGCGGTAGCAAAGGTCTCATATCTACCCGAACGAGTACGAACACACCTGTCTACTCGCTTTGCCGAGCCATCTTTGCTTATGATGTATATATCAATTTCACATTGACTCGCACCGGCTTCATAAAAATACGCCTGTGCACTGATACAAACTTTCAGCACATTTGCGCCAACCTGTACGCCATTGCCAACCGGTAGCAACATCTGTCCATCGCTTCGCGCAACAGATGACATGGGAAGGTAAAGAGGATTTTCATAAGTGCCTTTCGATAATTTGAAGTTTTCAGATAAACAGACTGTTAGATAATCAGTGGAGCCCAGTTCTGTAAGTTTGCCATTTAACAAATTCAAGCTGGCCTTTAGTGCCGATAAGTCATCAACACCGTTACTAAGCGCGGATAGCAATACGGAAAACGGAATCTTTCGCAATTCGTTTCCATCTGACAAATATAGCGTGTCTGTTTGATCAATTTTAGACACTTGATCCACGCCCATTGTCATAATGGCATTTATACCCTCGTTCATCTGATTAGCGTCTTTCGCACCAAAGAATGATTTTTCCAAATTAGTATAATTCGTGACATCTTCCAAAGAGATCGTGCCATCATCATTCTGAATCAGATTGTACTTCTTTTTTCCGTCCCAAACTGCGTCTGTATAGTCAGTAGGTAGCCGCGACCAGTTCATTTATACTCCTCCTGCCCCGAAATTCCATGTGAAACTTCGCCGTCCATTTTTTTGATTTGTTAGTTTATTGTATAAATCCAACATAGCGGATTCGATCCGATTGAGCTCATCATAGGTAATACATGAATCGTTTTCGTAAAAATAGGACATTTCCCCGTATTTTCCACGAATTGAAGCCTGATTTATGGAATCAAAGTTTTCCTCAATGTTATTGATCTCATCTGCATACAAGAAATCTTTTGAGGTCTTGTCTTCGCCCATCTCTACAATGGCTATTTCCGGATATATTGAGTTGACCAATTCTTTCAAAACTGTGAGATTGTTTTTGATACGATTATAATCAGCGGCGTTAAAATAATCTCCCTGGTACACGCCATTGATTGTTTCGCCCTTCCAATCGGTCTTAGGGGTTATCCACATCATTTGACCTCCTTCTCGCAATGATATGACCCGAAAATCCCTGAGAATATTTCAATGTTTGATTATAAGGAATCACCGTCATTCCTGGCCTAAATTCATTTTCCTGTTTAATTAAATCAGTGACATCTAATTCAGGGTTGCCGCGTGTATCATACTCATACTCCACGGGCAAGGCATAATATGAAGCCAGCCAATTCGCCAACCGTTCTGCGTCAAACTGATTTGAAATAATAGGATTAGACCACTCAATGTCTTTCCCCTTATCTGAAATGTGTTTTACAAATTTCTCTTCAATCCATTTATATTTTCTACCCGTTATTTCGAGTTTGTATGTTCCGCTTGCAGAGAACTGCACGGTCACATAGTATGCGCCAGACTCTTTCACAACGGCTCTACCAACAGAACCACTCAACTCAACGGAAAATAAAAAAGAGGGATCATCCAGTAAAAAGGTTTTGATCTGATCTTTCTTAACCGTGATGGAATCCTGGGTAAAAAGAACGGAATCAGTTTTTTCAGAATTATACCTAAACCAGCTAACATAAATGTCTTTAATCTGCTCTTGTTTAACGGTTTTAGGTGAAGATAACATATCCGCCTTTTCCATAGTAAAATCGATCACGTCATTCGATAAGGGCCCGATCTTTATATGACCATTGCGATCATATTCAATAACGCTGCAAGCCGCGTTGGCAATAATTTGCAATGCCTCTCGACATGATACTCGAGGAACAGGAAGATAACTCCCTACATTTTTTAGAGAATCGTCAATGTAATAATCATCAACCCCAGCAAACTGTAAAACCTCATTTGCCATTGAATACAGAGTGGCCACCCGATTCACATCAGATACTTTTCCTTTGTAGTAATCTCCTGCTAAATTCCGTAAAGTGTCCTGGCACTTGATAGTAGCAGAAGTATCGTTTGCTTCCCATTCCGCACACTCAAAAACTCCACCAGGAATCCACTCAATTTCATTTGCTCCCGGAGATTTATACCCATACTCCACCTTAACCGGTTGCCCGCTTTCGAGATAATTGATAACGGACGTGGGATTATCAAGATTAAACGCATGATTGTAATTTTCCAGTTGTACTGAAAAATCGATTTGAGGTAACGCCTCAGAAATTAACGAAGTGTAACTGGATTGATTTGCGCTGATTATGGTCGTATTATCAAACTTCATGCCGAAACCAAACATAATTGAATAAATACGCAACCTGCTTTTCAGATTTTTCATAGCAGTGAATGTCATCGTGACCGTAGTAGCTCCAAGGAATGCCTCATCCGTGATCCACTGAGAATCACTATTTCCCCTGATTTCTAAGGTCTGGCCTGAATCAGTTTTGACATCGAAATCGACTGGATAATTGTCCCCAAAATCGATGGTCATACCCTTAAAATCAATCACGCCTGAATTCATCTGAATAACAACCGTGCAAGGAGCCTCGGACACTAATTTCTCTGAGACCAGACAGCTATCGTATGCCGAATTTGCCGATAAGAATCTCATACTTCCGTCCACCCTCATGAAATTCTCTTCGAGAGTAGCGTATGTAGGCTCGTATGAGTGATTAACGAACAAATTGTCGGCATTAGAAAAATACGCATAATCGCCATCAGAGACAGTAGAATTTGCTTGAGCTTTCTGATTGAATAAACCAAATGAAACCCGAATGTACGCTTGTTCACGAAGAGTAGACTTCATACTCTCTTTATAAGCGTCCGATACCTGTTGCATTTGTTCAGCTCCTATCTCCCAGTGTCAATTAAATTGACCTTACAATCTTTATAGTGTGTGGGCTTACCATTGGAATCCACCCAATATGGTTGTGCAGTTCGATCTCCACAATACATCTTAATGGTCTTTCGCTTATTGGTCACCGGATCAGAAAAAGTAACATCAACGAAAAAGTTATTTAGAATTCCCAAAATCTTAGACCATTGAGCAGCCGTTAAAAACGGCCACTCAAGTCCATCGATTTTGTACTGATCTCTACCCACCTTCTGCCCAACAACGGCACCATTGGCGTTACGACCACTGTTCACTACGGTTGTAACTACTATACTTACTCCACGTTTAGATGGAGGTAATTCGTACCCGTTAATTGCAATATAGGCCATTTCAGCACCTCGTTATTTGATAAAATTATACCCATTGGCTTTTTGCTGAGTGCGTACAACATCACTAACCACTCTGTTACCAATCTGAACCAGCGTTTGTTCGTCCTTGTCAGCCTGTCGCTTCGTGTCACTGGCAATCTCTCTCAGGGTAGGTTCAATGGTGTCATAGTAGAAATCTCTAAAGCCCCGGATAAAACCGTCACCGTTCGTTTCTGCTTCGTAAGAGCGCCGAGAGCTCTCGTAAACAGACTGCGACAAAGTGTTCGCAGGATCATATACAGACGGAGACCTTAACATATCTTCGCTAATGTCATTAGCACTAACTATCACCGCATTGATCACACCGTTAGCGCAAGTAATCAAATCACGAGACATGCTCTGCCAATAACCAGCAAACTGATTCATTCCACTGACAATGGAACTCTGCATTACCTGAGCCAACTGAAAACGGTTAAGAACCTCGGTTGTACCATTCACATGGCCTACCAGTTCTGCACCACTCTCCCCGGCCACGAACATTGAACCGTGAGCTCGATTCGTGCCACCAGCGTATTTGGGCATGGCTTTCCAAGCACTTTGTGTGATGATTCCGCCGGAAGCAAATGCTCTAATGCTACCATCTGAATTGACTACGCCACCACCGCTCAAACCTAAAAAGTCTTTGATGGAATCCCACCCATCTCTGATAAGGGAAATCCCAACCTTTACGCTCTTACCAATCCACTCGGATAAAGAGGTCCAGCCTTTTCTGATCAGCTTGATACCCGTGTCAATAACATGTGTACCAATCCAGTCTTTCACCGTCTCCCAGCCTTTTTTGATCAGCTTAATACCCTGACCTATTACAGGGATATGGCCAATCCAGTTAGATACGGTCTGCCATCCCTTTTTGGCAAGGCTGATTGCTTGGCTGAGACCTGGGATTTTACCAATCCAAGAGTTCACAGTTTTCCAGCCTTTTTTAATCAGGTTGATTGCTTGGGAAAGATTCGGAATATTTCCGATCCATGACTGCACGGAGTCCCAACCGTCTTTGACCAAATCGATCATCTGCGAAACAGTAGGAATTTTACCGACCCAGTTCTGAACGGATTTCCAGCCCTTTTTAGCCAAATCTACCGCCTGACTAACAGCAGGAATATTTCCAATCCAGTCGTTTACAGTTTTCCAGCCTTTCTTAACCAAGCTAACCGCTGTACTGATAGAAAATCCGTCTTTGCTTACGGTTTCCCAACCAGTTTTCGCCTTGTCCCACAAATCAGCGGAATTTTCTTTAAGTGAAATTGCATATTCTGCAACCTTACTGTTTTTGATAGAGGTATTGAGTGGCGTGGTGATTTTATCACTTACCCATTGCTTAGTATTGCTGAATTTTTCAGAAACACCATTTTTGAAGCGGTCACCGTATTCAGCACCGGCGTCCTTGATCTTTTCTTTCCCATTGGAGAAAAAGTCCTTTACGTTACTTGCCCAGCCCTGAACTGTTTTTTTGGCCTCATCAAGTTTATTTGACACTTTTGTTTTGAAATCATTGAAACTATCCGAAATGGAATCCAAGCCATCTTTTACTTCTGTCTTAATTTCATCCCAATTCAAGGCAGTACCAGCAGCAATACCCGCAACACCTGCTGCAATTAGTCCTAAACCAAGAGGAATGCCAACCCCGCTCAAACACAGAAGCACGCCTATAGCAAGCATTGCCCCGCCTACTATAATTCCGAGGCTCTTGAGCGGACCTTTAACTGCGTCCACAACTGTATTCCAGTTAAGTCCGACAGAAACTCCCCAGGCGGCCGCACCAGCTGCAATTAAGCCTATACCTACACCTGTTGCAACACCGGTAAAGGCCAGAATTATACCCACGACAAGCAAAGCACCTCCAACGGTCGCAGTAATAATAGAAACCACCTTTTTTACATGATCACTCATGCTGTTCCAGTTTGCGGCAAGGCTCGCAGCAAGTCCAGCCGCGCCCGCAGCTATCAAACCTATCCCGAGACCAGTGGCTACACCAGTAAAAGCAAGTATTGCACCGATTCCGATCAACGCGCCCGAAACCACCGTTACTATGCTCTTAACAGCCTCTTCAACATTATTCTTCATACTATTCCAGTTTAGAGCAACTGCTGCGGCAAGGGAAACTGCGCCCATTGCCATCAATGCGATCCCTAATGGAATATTTATACCCACAAAGGCAAGAATTGCGCCCATTGCCAGTAGGGCTCCACCCAGGACAGCCTCTATAGCCGTTACAACTTTGCGCATGGATTCTGGCATACTATCCCAATTCAACGCGACTGCAGTAATAAGACTAACCGCACCGGCAGCCATCAATGCTATACCCAGTGGCAAGCTAACTCCCGTGAAAGCAAACAGAGCACCAATAGCTAAAAGAGCGCCTCCGATAATACCAGTCAATATTGACAGAACATTTGACATGTCACCTTCCAGGAACTTCCAATTTATAGCTACAGCAGTAGCAAGGCTACCCGCTCCGAGTACCATCAATGCTATACCAAGCGGTACATTAACGCCAGAAAAGGCGATAAAAGCACCGATTGCTAAAAGAAATCCTCCAAGAACACCTGTAATTACCGTTAATGTTCGCGCCAGTTGTTCTGACATTCCGTTCCAGTTTGCAGCAATAGCCGCTGCTAATCCAACAGCCCCTACAGCCATCAACCCGAGACCTAATGGTATATTAGCCCCTGTCACTACAAGAATTGTACCGACTGCAAGCGCAGCCGCGCTTGCAACCGCCGTAACCGCGGCCAATCCGGTCTTGACTTTCTCGACAATTTCATCAACTTTTGACTCTACAGCACCAGCTAAGAAATCATAGGTCGGCATTTCAATACCGAGATCAGACCCGGACAATCCAGGGGCGTTAGTTGACGAACTTCCGTTACCAGAAGAACTGTTATCATCGGGAGAAATGACATTCAGTTCATCGATCCCCAACATAGCAGATTTCAGTTTCTTGGCAGCTTTACTTGTTTCTTTAAGGTTTGTAGCGGCAGATTTGGAATTGTCGGCCAATCCACTTGCCGCCGTAGAACTTTTAGTAAGGCTGGAATAGTCCACTTCCGGCATAGTGAATCCCATGAACTTCGCAACCTCATCTGCCAACATTCTGAGTACCTTAACAAATGCGATCACATACGGAATCACAGCATTCAAAACCGGAATAAAAATATTACCTAATGCCCGAGCGCACTGAGTCACTTGGGCTTGCAGTACACGAATCTGATTTGCAGGAGACGTCAATGTACGAGCCATGTCCCCCTGTACGGTCTGAACTTGCTTCATGACCGCATAGTATCTAAGCTGTGATTTCTCAGCCTGTGACATAGCAGAAACCTTTTTGGTAATACCGAGCGCAAGTGCTTCCTCTTGCAGTCTTGCTACAGACAAATCATAACCCAATCTGCGTAGTGGCTCGAGCTCACCCGAAATACCGGATTGCAATTTCTGCATGGCGTCTTCAACTGAGATATTATAGAAAGAGCTAATGTCATATCCCAACTGAGTGAGGTTTTTTGACATTAAACTTGCTTTATCGCTTGCTACACCAAAACCAGCAATGATCGTGTTGAACACACCCTGATTACGCATAAATTGTCCAGGGTCTATACCTAACACTTCACTAACATGCTCAGCGTAGTTTTTTGCCTCATCCGCATAATCCCCCATGGAGGCTGTAAATAAGTTTACATCTTCCACGTATTGATTTGACTGTGTAATCCACGAGCCAATAACGCTTGCTGCACGCTTTAGAGCCGAACCAACTGTCACGATCTTTGACAGTAAATTGCTCCATGAAAACGAGCCTTTTTCGTTAGACGCACTGGCCGTCTCCATTGCATTTGCCGTTCTTTTGATATTAGTAGGCAATCGATTGTATGCAGCGCTCACCGTATTTAACTTTGAAGCAAGTGGCGTCAATGCGTTGGACAGCTTTTGAATCTGACTGGTGAAGGTTCCCCAGTCCATTTCCTTGAGTGTTTGCGCCAACTGAGGTAATTTCTTGAGAGCAGTAATGGTACTGTTCAAGCCGGTGGATTTACCCATCGAATTGAGCGGCTGCAAAACCGAATTCAAACTTTGAACACCGCTGAGATTTATATCGCCAAGAGAGGAAACAGCTTGACCAATGTTTTTCAACTGATTTCCTATAGAAGAAGAAATCTTCACTCCGCTCAATGATCTCAGCTTTTCGATACTACCAGCCAGCTTTTCAATTTTATCGAAGTTGGAGGAGTCCATATTTTTAACGGACGAATCAAGATTTTTCACCTGGTTCGCAATACCTGTTAAGCCAATGCCCCCCTTAGTGGCAGATTTCAACCTCTGTAACGATTCAGATAGAGAATCTATCCCACTAACAGCAGAACTCGCATTACTTTTGACTTGCACTTCCAACTGCTCAATCGTGGTATCCATTTACTCACCTCTCTTCTGCTGATTTTGTCTTCTTGCTTTTCTGTGACATATAGGTCTGCATGTATAACAGACCCTTTTCGGCTTTCGCTTTTTCTTTTTTCTCTCGTGCTTCCTCAACCCCACGGCGGCTAATAGGATAAGCCTCCTCGACATAGGGTTTAGGTTTTGTTCCCTTCTTGACATTTGAGTTGAACAGCGGAGCCAGGCGGGCCAAAGCGTCATAAATATACATTCCTTGCAGCCATGCGCTCTGATTTATACGTTCTTTCCTAAGCTCATCTGCCTTGCGGTAATATATCGCAAGCGTCGCGTCTTGCTCCCAGTATTGCTCGTATGTCATGCCTATCGATAAGTAATAGGGGAACTGCTCTATAAAAATCTCCGAATAAGAACGGGGAGCAGAGCGATTCTCACGCTCGCTCCCCGTGTGAACGGATTTACGATCTAACGCCGAGTCACTTACCAGCTCGTCGTCCAGTTTACGTTTCCCTCAGAAGTCTCCGGCTCCTCGACCAGCGCCATGATGGGTTCATTGTACATTTCTGCCAACTTACCGATCAGGTCTTCTTTATTGGTCATGTGCTCGAAAATTTTGTCGATGGTTTCTTTCTTAACCCACCGATGATGAGCAAGAAACGCCCCTTCAAACAACGCGGGCAAAGTGGACATGGGCTTATTCTCAACCTCTGCCGCTACAAACCCTCGCTTCTCCATTTCCGTAACTGTCTTACGGGTAAATTCGAGCGTGTATTCTTTATCTTCAAAAGTGAAAGTCAACTGCTTTGCCATGATTTATTACCTCCTGATATTTACGCCTCGGTGTCCTCCACGATCTCGCTGGACGGCGCAATCGTAATGGTCATTTCAACTACCTCGTTGGTGCCGCCACCGTTAGCATGAACAGACAGAGCACCCTTAAACTTGAATTTGCCATCCGTACCGGTCGGGGTCACAGTGCCGCCAGCCTCTGTACCACCAAACCATACAGCAAATTCATTTTCGCTGCCTTCCATGGCTTTAAGTTTCTTATACTCATCATGAGTATAGTTCGCTGTAAACTCCAAGGAGTCCAGAGACTGAATGCCCGGAATATAGGTCTGCATTTTATCAGACAAGGTTGTGGTTTCCAACATCTCAGGAGCGCCGCCGAGATCAGGGAAATCCTTAATATCGATCAGCTTCTCATAAGTGGTGGTCTTCTTCTGCATAAGAAAAATCTTATAGGTGTTAATTGCCATTTGAATTTACCTCCTGTAAATTGTTTTATTTTTAGAGACGATCGCTCGATACCTTGCGATCATTCTATAAATCGTAGCGTCCTGCTCATTGGGAACAGGATTCATGAATGTACGTGTAAAACCCAGTTTCTCCATCTTCGAGTCAATCAAAGAAATTATTTCTTTGCACTCTGCCTTTTTACCACTCGTTCTGTTTGAGTAAACATTCACCTCATACTGGATTTGGGCGTGGTTTTCGATACACCCGGAATCTCTTGTGTTGCGATACACTTGATTATCTGTTTCGATAAGAGATACACAGGGAAACGAAGGGGGTGATTTGACATACTCACCGGTCATATACACTTTCGGGTATTTCAGTCTCACATCAGAGGAAACTATACCAAAAACTTCTGCCTCAATGTCAATCACCCGAATACCTCCTTCGCAATATCTTGAATATCGTTACAAACGGAAGCAACCGCGTTCGCCATTGGCATTCGAGCCGGAGTGCCTCGGGTGAGCTTTAGTTCACCATCTTCGTAAAACCCCCAGGCTTCCTTTCTTCCGTTTCCTTTTCCAAAACCTCCGATGGTCATTCCCAGTTCCGTGCCACGGGGGTGAGGAGACGAACCGGGTGAGCCGTTATGATAAACGCCAGCGCCAAACTCAACCCACACAGCGTCTTCTCCGCTCGCAATAACAACGGTAACCGATCCTCGATTATCCACCGACACATCAACCTGTGCAACACTCTGACTTCCTCGTATCAGATCGTCCACAACGGCCCCACTAAATCCTCTTTTTGCTTCATCAGCCAACCGTTCGGCAACTTTCTCTCGTAGAAGCTCTGTTTTACGAAGGATTTCTTGTTTGTAACCATCCAGTTCTCTCATAGCCCGGTCAATTTCACTCGTCGACAACCCGAAAGAGATGATTTTTCTACCCACTGACATTCACCTTGCTTATCGCAATCGACACGCTGTTCAAACCCTTGGCCACCTTCTTGACGATATAATCGAAGGGAGTAATGAGCTCACCATTATCGTCCGTAGCCAGAGCCCCAGTTTCATCAATCTGTGGCGTTTTGTCAATCCAAAGCACTGTGTACTCGTCAATCGGCGGAGCGTCGGTTCCCATGACAATCACTTTGTCATAACTCTCGCTTTCTCCAAACTGTCGGGTGCTTGTTTCGCCCTTAGCAGCAGAAATGTTAGCAAAAAACTCCACTGGATTGTCTCGAATGATTTCGTATTCCCCTGTAACATTTCCATACTCGTCCGTCTTCGGGGTTTTCTCTTTGTACAGAGCGTAGAAGAATCTGCTTTTGTTCCGTTCCATCATTCTCATTTGATCACCCCTACATGAGGAGTAACGACCTTGAGCATGGAGGACGGAACATCGGCATTTTCATAACTTCGGGTGATACCGTTCTCAGAATGAGAGGTCTGACCCTCTGCGCCACGCTTGTTCAGCATGTATGCCGCAATCTCGCATTGGAGAGCGCCATATTTTTCAGGAACTTCACTCACATTTGACTCATACGGAAACGCCCGATCAATGATTTTACGACCGGCTAATTTAAGATAGGTGGACAACACTTCGTCACTGTCAGAATTGCCGACCATCGCCTTAAGCGCAATCAACTTTTCGTTCTCAGTCATGTTGTCCACCTCCTTTATTTAGGCAATCTCGTAGAAACCTTCGGTCTTCGGGTTGGCCTTAGGCTTACCAACGATGTAACCGTTGTCGGTTTTAGCGTAGTAAACCTTGTCCTGGGAAACCGTAGTGTCCGTAGTGGCAGTAGCAGTACCCTTGCAAATCTTGACTGCCTTGGTAGCGTCAGTCAGAGCCGCAAGGTAATACTTACGAGACCAAATAGTGTTCTGACGAATATCGCCGTTACGGTCAGTCTCAACCTCGACACCCTTCTTATTGAAGATGGTAACTGCCTGTCGAGTAGCAACCACGATAGTACCCTTCGTAGCGTCCTTCTTGGTGTAGATGTTCACGCCGCCAACAGTACCGATGTAGCCAGCAGAAGCAAACGCTTCCACATACTTAAGATCCTCGGCGAGATTCTTACGAAGCTCAGCAGTATCACCCGGGTTCACGAAAGCGAAGGTCTGCGGAGCAACCTTATCCGGCTCGTTGTCGGTGCCTTCGATGTTCAGATTGGCAACAGCGTCCACGAATGCGGCAAAGTCAATCTTCGCAGTAGGAACGACCATAGTAGCCTTCTTGAGCTCGTTATACACATCACCGTTGACGGTATTGAACATATCAGTACCCATGTGACGAGTACCGACAGGAACGAGCATGGGGTCAGTCATTTCCTGTTCGTCATAATATTGGAACTTATTCTGCGCCAACTGAATCTCGTATTCCTCGGGGGTAAAGGAAACTTCAATGACCTTGGAGTTACCCTCGCCCATTTTCAGCTTCTCCGTACCAGCAGTAGCCTTGTAGACGTTGATCTTACGCTTCATACCAGCTGTACCCACGAGAGAATTATCAACAGTACAGAACTGCTGTAAATCAAGGTGGGAATTAAACTGATCTTCGATCTCGTTAGAGAGATAGAAATTGTCATAAACTTTATGAGCCATTACTCATTGCCTCCTGTATCAGTGTTGTAGAGGGCTTTGTAGTCCTCTGGATTTTTTTCAGCAAATGCATACCGTTCCTGCGGTGACAATTTGCGGAACTCCGTTAATGTCATTGCTTTTCCATCACCATCAGGTTGCGGCTTGGGCGTTTTTTTCAACGCCTCTGCACGAGCTGCTTTCTGAACGACTTCCAACTGCTTCTTTTGGTTAGCAAAAACCTTATCGTTATCTCCGTCAACCATCGCTTCGGCAGTTTCAGAAGCCAACTTGTCTTCGTAACCCATGGCAAGTAATTCAGCCTTAAACTTTGAAATTTTGCTGTCACGCAATAACTGATCATACGCTGACTGCAACTTTTCGCGGTCCTCCTGCTCTTGGCGTCTTTTCTTTTCGTCCTCGGAAAGTTTTGCATTCAGTTCCTTCTTTTTCGCAGCCAGTTCAGAAGCGGTTTTATCAAAAACATCCTTCTTCACATAGCCGCTATAATCCGGTTCCGCGCTCTCATACGCTTCAAGAGCTGCAATTTTTTGTTCCGGGGTCATATCGGAATAGCCTTCGATCGTAGAGGTATCAATTTTTGCCATACATTACTTCTCCTGTCTTTTAATGTCTTCTGTGACAATTTTGCGGTTTACGTCTTCTCTGACGGTCATGCTGTGTTTTATGTCTTCTCTGACCTTATATCAAGCCTTTCGGCTTAATTCCATCACTCATTATCCGAATTAACGCCCTCTATCGGATCACTATCTAAAGATTGATTCATAGGACTCTGATGAACCTCTTTCTCTTGCTGTTCCTCATAATGCTTTTTGCTCATGGCGTAAGCAGATTCAGCGTCAGAGAACATTCCACTATGCTGAAACGCCAACTGCGGATGAATCTTCGGTTCTTGCAGCATTGAGATAAGCACCTGAGACTTACTCTGGATCGCTTCGTAATTACGACGGGTAAACTTCATGTCAATATCGCAAAGACGAAGTGTCAGCCCGCCGAGGTCTCGGCAAATGCGAAGAACCAACTTGAGCATTTTTTTCTCAGACCGCTTAAATACGTTCTCAGAATCTTTTGCTCTCGCCTCAGCGTCCGACCAGCCGTCACGAAGAAGTACAGCCGAACCGGTGTCGGAGGTAGATGAGCCACCATTGCGGTTGGGCATACCACAAATCGTTAGAACAGAACCATACAAGTCTTCCTTAAATGTCTGCGACTGCGTTTGATTCAATTCTTTCACGATTAAGTCAACATCGACTTTGCCACCATTGTTATCCGGAGGAACCATAATGGCACCTTTCTCGAGAAATTGGTCGAATGTGTCCATGTCAATATCGCAACCAACAAATTTCCAAAACGCTTGAATGAATTGCTCCATTCCGTCCATTCGATTGCTTTCAACATTATTGATGGCGTCCAGCAAAGGAAGTACGATTTCAAATGCACCCAGCCGAGCGTTATTAGCTGGATATTCAATAATCGGAATCATGCCTAACGCATGCGGCTCTGATTTTACAAGAAGCCCGTTCTCCAAGAGATAATAGTCCGTTTCGGTGTAAATCGACACATGCAAGATTCCATAATCATCTTTGTAATACTTCGCCGCCATCATCGGCTTGTTGCCGATTTCGTTAGAGTAAACAACAAAGGTGTTTCTCGGGTCCAGCGTATAAAGTTCAAAGGGAGCCTCGTCTTCATCGCCTGGCTCGTCAGGTAGTACCAGTCTATATGCAGTGCCGCTAATCATCTGCCATTCGACTAACTCTTGATCTTGAGCCGCCTTGTCTTCCGCAAACATAAACTCGTTCAAGCGGTTGATTTGATCAACGATGTCCTCCGTGCCCTGTCTACTGACATACTGAATCGGCTCGCCGCACAGATAACCAACCTTAAACGAAACAATCTCGTTGGCTCGGTTTTCGATAATTTTGTTGCAAATCTCAGGTCGAACTTCTTTTGTTCGATGTTTAATTGGCTGATCTCCGCGGTAATATTTCCAGAGGTAGTCAATCTCACTACGATTAAGTTCATGAGCTGAAAACGCCTTTGAAAAGACATGCGCGACATTTTCTGAATCAATGACCGGTGCACTGGTTTTGATAACTCGTCTACCATTCATGAATCGAGTGCCGCTTAACGCCTTGCTTTTACTTTCATCAATCGTGTGAGATATATCGCTCCCTCCTAACTTGGAAAAATAAAAAGAACGGGTGCATAACCACTTGAGGAGTAATCCTCGTGCAGTTATGCACCCGTTCGTTAATAATTCATATTATCATTTGAACACATTATTATTGTATCACAACATTTGGATATTGTCAATACTAATTACACAATATTTTGTGTTACCAGGGGCGATTAAATACTTCGACCTTGCTACTCATAAAACTCTGAGCATAATCGGCCAACATAGCCATTCCATCTGGAACATCATCGTACTTATTCTTCCCTGCAACAGTGTATGAGCATAACATTTCCATCATTTTACCGTAATCTGATTGTCTTTTATACTGAGATTTGTCTCGAAACAAACAGTGTTCTTTCACCCAAGCTGAATTAACAATGATTTTTGTCTCTTTATGAGCCGTTGTAAATTTGGTGGTTATACAGGTGATTCCACCTCTTTTCTTAATTTCTCCTTGGACTTTCTCAGCTACCCTGCCACCAGCCGAATTACTCTCGAAACGACAGCGCCCAACTCGCCTTCTTACGAGGATTTCCGTTAATCGAGCGTCAACAATGTTTGGCAAGCTATTATCACATACGCAATCGACAATATAATAATCTTGTCCATATACTTCGGCCACAGGCAAAAATGCATAATCGCAACCTGTATCTTTAGTGTCGCATATCCCGATTATCGCGTCAGGATCAGAGGCAGGTAAATCAAAGAAACGACGCAGTTCATCTTCATTGTAAACTAAGCCTTCGCGCTCAACCGGCTCGTTCATATAAAGAGCTCTCCAACTTACATCGTCCATAATGTCCCTTTGCTCATGATAAAACTCCGTAGAAAAGCCCACGCCAAAAGAATAGTCAAAATTGGAATGGTCGTTATCATCAAGAGCGGGTACAACAATGAATTTCGCTCGTGAATTCTCCTCATATTCTCGCTCCAACCTACCGATCACATCATGAACCGACCACCTGGTGGCAATATGCAGTTCTTTACAATGATCGCCAATTTTACGCTGTCTTAAGTCCGTCGTATAAGTATTCCACAACTTATCAAGACGTTCTTTTGACATTGCCACCTCAATACCTGAAACTAAATCGTCACAGTAGAGTAAGTCAGCTGCACGATATAAACCGGCGTTTCCCGTTCCTATAGAAGTGAATTCCAGCGTTTCAAACCTCTGTCGTTTTCCTACATCAATTCTACAATCCTTGGCATTAGTATTTGAGACAGACATCGACGGAAAAACATCTCCCCACAAATACTCTCCACTTTTGTCCAAGATCCTCAAACATTCATCGTACACACCTCGGATAAAGGCGTTTGAGTGACTGCCTGTTAATTTTGGTTCGTCCGGTCTCTTACCAGCCAACCAAGTCAAGAAGAAAATAGCCAAGGTGGTTTTGCCGCTGCCGGGAGGAAGAGATACCGTCAGTAAGTCCAACTTATCATCTGCCAATTCCTGCATAGCGTCAACTACTCTCTTAAGCACTTTTCGCCGAGGTGGATAAAACTTTTTGTCTGGTTCTCTATTCCATTCCACATAAAGGAGATAACAATCAAAATCATACGGTGCCGCTGCAAGTAAAACTTTCTTATGCATTGAATAAAGGAATCGCAGATCGTCCTCCGAATTCACCTCAATTATGCGGTTCTCTATCAATTCTGATAAACCTTTCAAATAACGCACTGCAAGGGCCGAATTACTTTGCAGCACATCCCTACACAAATCATACAAATCCTGGTATGCTTGCTTATTGATATTTTCACATTGCGCAGTATTAAAAATTGTAGCTAATAATTCTTCCATTTTTCCTCCAAAAACAAAAGTGCGTTATCGCTCAAGAAGTGTTTCTTGTACGATAACGCACCTGTTACTATAAGACTTTATTCCATGTTTGCTATAATCTGATTATATTCTTTACTCTTCACTGGCAAATTGCCTTCCCTGACTCGCCCGTTACTCATTCTAACCTTCACATAGACTTGATTTGCTGCTTTGCTATAATTTGTTGTGTGACTGGTTCCGCCCATGGCGCCAACGATCGCCCCAGCTTCGCCAAATAAAGCCCCGCCTAATATTGCTTTTCCGTATGACGGAGTGTTTTTTGATTTGTACACCTGCTTTATCTCGCCATCTGCATACATCACACTATCCACAACCGGATCGCCTAATTCCAAATCGAAATCAGAACACTGAGAAAGTAAAGATTCTACGAATCGCTCCCAAATGCAATCCATACTATCTTTCCTTAGCGTCAATCTAAGAGCCATTCCTAAATCAGAGCCATAGTTCCCCGCTGGTACAGCTCGTACACTTTGCCCAATATAGAAATTGAATTTCATTGGAATGAGCGCACCTTTTCGTTTCCAACTGCACTCCAAGTAACCAGGACGATGTTTTACATGACCGCCTATGTTCGTAACTGCTTCCTCAATAAGAAGAGCAGTGGTTTCCTTGGAATCCAATACAGAAAATGTAAATAATGTTTGAGCTGCCATCTTCATACCTCCAATGGGAGAATAGGCGTGTGCACACCCTGCACCCAGTCCACATCTCCGTATTTATATTTGCCCTCATAAAAAGGACGATTAGCCAATATTCCTCGTATCGTAGAAGGTTGAAACCTCTTACCCTTTCGCGTTCTATACCCTTCTTCATACAATGAATCACATATATCCAAGAGCGTTGCTTTTTCTCGATCGTGTTCTCGGAAAACCATTTCCACTATCGGCTCTTCATCGGGATTAACTACAAGGACGCCATCCACACTGGTGTACCCGTATGGCTTATTTCCGCCTGAGTACCCACCGCATTTGGCTTTTAGAGATCGTCCTCTCCCTGTGCGCAATGCGATATTTCGGCGTTCCTGTTCTGCAACAAACATTAGCAAAGAGCGGTATATATTTGCAAAATCATCGCCCTCAGAAAAATGCTCCTCTGTAGATAGTAGTTTGACGTTTCGCTTTTCGAGTGTATAGAAATAATAGAAATACAATTTCGTATCACGAGCCACCCGATCATTCTTGAATACAATTACCGCCTCGTGACGAGGCAAGACGTCAGACTGATACAAGATTTTATTCAATTCCGGCCGATTGTCCTTTGTACCACTGATAGTGTCTGTACACCAGTCCACGATTTCATAGTCATGTTCATTCGCATATTCTAAAATTGCATTTCGCTGGACATCAATTCCAAACTTATCATCAAGCGATTGCTCCTCCGTTGACACACGAATGTACCCTATTGCCGCTTTCATGAGATAATTACCCCCTCAAGTAGTAAAAGTAGTGGAAAATCAAAAATTGCGGTAACTTTTGCTATATACGCGTGTACTAAGAGGAAGTTACACGCAAAATGCTGTTTTCAACTACTTTAACTACTTCACTCCTTCTTTTTGTAGGTGAGAACGATGTCATAACCGAGAGCGTCCATCATTTTAACGAAAGTATCATTCACGACTCCACCATTCTTTTTGAGAACTCGGTTGATGTACTGTCCAGTAGTACCGATTTCTTCACCCAACTGCTGTTGTGTCTTCCCGGCTTCGAGGAGCTTCACCTTTACATCAACTTCAATGTTATTCTCAACCATGTTTTGACCTCCTGTTTGTTGATTGTGACACAAGTATAGCACGATGGAGCGGGAATGTCAACACTAATAGGATAAGAATTTATCTTTTATAGGGTCTTTTTAATTTTTTGGGGAATTTACGGCACTCCCTACGGCCTCTGTCCTCCGCTCATATCCCCCCTGGGGTATGCCGCCACGCCTTTATATTTTATTGTAAAACAGCTTTTATAATTAGCTAATACACGGAATACGCATAAAATAAAAGCCCGCTGCATTAGCTCTTATTAGCTAATACGCGGGTGTGTGCGTCTAATTATGATTAAAATTTACATTTACTATATACAAGTAGCCGCACATAAAATAACCGCCCCCGGATGGCCCCGGAAGCGGTTATTTTTAATTGCTTTGCTTTATTATTTCTGATAATACCATAAACGGAAAAAGAATCAGGCATATTAAAATAGTACCCATTTTACACCCCCTTTCTTAACGTACGGTAAACCGTCTATATTCTGTGGCCGTGGTGTATTTTTGGTATAGATCAGGATAGGCCGCCTTAAAAGCGGAGGAATTAAAACGGGCCGACTTAATGGGCGTATATGACGCCACGGCGGCGCCCTCCGCGTGCGTTTCCTCCGTGCCCATAAGTGATAAAATATCACTTTTTAGCGCGTCGTTCATGGCGTTTAACTCTTCAATTAACCGCTTGTTTTCGCGGTATTCATTGCAAAGCGATTCAAAGCGACTCATATTATTTTCCCTCCAATTTATAAAAATGTGGTTTCAAAAGCGTAATATTATAGCATTTATTCCAACAGGCCAACTCTTCAAGGCACGCCAAGGGCACACCGCGGTATATATACGGGTTGGACCCGTCCGCAAATTCTAAGTGTATGACGATCTTTTTTCGGGGCGCATAGAAAGAAATATATCGCCCTGCTTCCGCGCTGCAATTATAGTACAAGAAGGAATTACAATAGCCTATAAAATCGCTATTGTAGCGGGCTATATTTGCGGTATCTCTCATGGCAAACGGTGAGCCCTCCGGGCGCATTTTACAAGGGGCGCAAACGACGTCAAAGCCCATGTTATATAACTTCTCTGCTTTTCGCTTGCTCACTCTTTCCAGGGTGTCGCTAAAATAACTATGCATTTACATAACCTCCCTATATTTCGGGCTTTGCACGTACCCGTCAAAGGCCCACAATTTAACGTCTTCGGGCCTGCCCCCGGCGCTGTCTGCAATTTCGTTTGCTATGCCGTCTTCATTCCATGAAGTACAGTAAACAAAGTAACCGTTAATATCTTCGGGGCTTTCCGGGAGGCTGTCCCCATCATGTACAAGCCATTCTGTCCCGGTGTTGAAATATTCGGTTTCAAAGGTGGAAAGGGCTTCACATAATACCCGATTTTCGTCACAGCTTCTACAGGTGGAGTATTCGGCAACCACCGTTTTAATAGTGTGTATATCCCTTGTACTGTATGCCGCTTTTTCCGGGTATAACAGATCGTTAATTGCTTCCGTTGCGTTTTTGTAAAATTCGGAGTAGTACCCGGCCCCGCTTTCAAGATCGGAAAGAGCTTCGCACAATTCCCCATCTTGCAGGGCCTTATATACACGGGTGAAAACTTCCGGGCAGTGTGAATCAAAATCACGGTTGCCACAGATTGCCATATCTTCCGGCCAATCATTAAACAGGAAAAGAGGGCTTTCCTGATATTCTGGGGGAACCTGTTTTGCATATACTTTCATTGTTTTAACCTTCCTTACGCTTGTTTAATAAATTCGTGTAAAAGCTGCTCAAGCTGTTTTTGCTTTTCCTCATCTGAGTTTTTGTTTTCCCAGCTCATAATTTCACGGGCTTTTTGTTCGTATACATTTATGTTGTTTGCCCGTCTCCCCGGCATTCCTCGGTATCCCGTACAAATTGTCAAGCCGTCTATTTCGTATACGTCGAAATTCCATCCATACACCCCGCAAGTATAAGCTATTGGGGAATGATTAGAGAGTAAATACCATAAATCACAATACCCGGCGCAAACAATATTATTTGAACCGTTTACGATGGCTTTTCTTGTCGTTTTGAATTTCATTTTATTTTATCCTCCTTATATCAACCCATCATGGGCAATTTTATGTATTCAGCTTTACCCATTCCGCAAAATGCGGCAATGTGTCGCCCCGTTGTTGCGCTCCAGCCGTCCCACATTCTCACAAGCTCCCCGGCTGCCGTCCTTTTAATAATCGGCATGTTGTAGCTGTAAAGCGTTTCTGTTCCATCGTCCTCAATAAAAACTTTAGCTTTGCCATAAAAACTTTTCCGGCCGTCCGTAGGGATTAAATCATAAATTTTCATTGTATAACCTCCAAAATTGTCTTGACAAGATTGTTTCTTATCTCTTTACGATTATATATTAGCACCATCAGGATTGAATGTCAATACTTTTTAGATAAAATTTTATCTTTTTTGTGTTGGCTTATAATCCTATTTACATTATATAGGGAGAAACACGGACACACTGCCCCGGGACGCTAACCGCATATAATGTAAATAATATAATATCCTGTATAATGCCCGCTGCATGGATCACATAATTTTTGAAAATTTTACCGTCAAAAAGAACGCCGCCCGCGGGAAAATTCTTCCCGGAGCGGCAGTTGATAGTCGTTAGTCTATAGTCGATAGTCGTTTTTATAGTCGCTGCGCCATAGTCGAAACATTTCTTAGTCGTTAGACTTCTCAGAGTTTCCCTCTGATAGTCGTTCAGAATCCGGAGCTATGTAACGACGTCTGATCTCCTCTACCGAATAGTCGCTATCATTTCTCTGATTGGGCGTAATAACATGCTCGGTCTTATCTTGATAGCCATAGTTGTTTTTGCCCAGGAAGATACCGGCCACAGGATTGACCTTTCCGGAATTCATGTAGGACTCCCACAAATTTTCGAGCAAAAAATACGCTTTTTTAATGAGGTCGGTTATGCCTGGCGGCAACGCAGTCTTATACCCCGTACTTCCTGTAGGTGCGTCATGAGTAATAGCCCACAAAGTCTGCCGACTCATACCGTTCAACGCCATAGCCATACCGGCAACAGTCGGTTTCATATCAGCATTGGCATACAACGCAAAATAGTCGTAAAGTCGTTGCTGTACCTCCTCTGCGTTTCTCATATCAATGTTCGGCATATTGAACAACTCCATATTTACACTCAAGAACTTTGCATTATCCCCCGAGTCAAGGTTATACCCATTCGTACCGATCACAGGAGAGTTGCCACCCCTCGGTTTACATTTTTTCTTTTTTGACGAAACAGTCTCCTTAGTCGGAACAGTCTCCTTAGAATTCTCCATACAGTCTCCTTGCTTTTTAGTATTATTGCTCAAATTCAGTCTCCTTATTATTATTCTTATTGCAGTAGTAGAAGTAGCTAAAAACAAGTATTTGCGTGTAACTTTTACTAAGTACGCGCGTATATAGAGGAAGTTATACGCAAAACGCTCAGAACAACTACTTTAACTACTTCAAAAGGCCGTTTTGCGTGTATTATTTGTATTTTGTGAACAAAAACCGTCCATCTTCACTTCTGTACAACTTATTCAGTCTGCCTTCCCAGTTATTGTCAGGAAACAGTCGGCAGTGATACGGGCCGATAGATTCCGGGCAGCTGCTACAGTTTACCTGATTGAGACAAAAATCCTCGCATGTCATGGCCGTCAACTTAACGAGCGGTTTCGCTTTACTCTGCTGGCGGACTTTCGGAATTGCAACATTGAACGGCTGTTTTTCGTCAAAGAAAATATGACAAATCCCATCACGAATAATGCAAAGGTGCGCTCCCTCAACCGGGTGCTCAAATAGCGTCACAGCTACATCAAACTCCAACTCCATAATCAAGATGTAGCACTTATGCTTTCTCTTGCCGTTCAAGGGGAGTCTATTGAGTTCTTCTATAACAGCGGTTCGTAGTCGACTATCTCTGAACTCCTCTTGCTATCTTACTAACAAGATCAGTGAGATCTTCCTTTATGCCGTTGTCTTCTCGCTCACCTCTAAAAAGTATCTCTCTCATTCTTTCACCTTAATAATGATATATTTTTCCCTGTCCTCCGAATAATATCTCTCTCATTTTTCACCTCGATAAAGAGGTATTTACCGTCTTTAGTTTGATACGGCTTTCGATTAAAACTGCTTTGCCCACAATAAACGACACCGCAAAATTTGAGAAAGAACTCCGCATACGTCATAGCCCTGAATTTACGCTTTTTCTTTTGGCACATTTCTGTACACATTGTCCGTCCTCCTTATCCGTCTACATGCAATAAAATGCAGGGCTTCCAGAAATCATCGTACTCATTGACTGTTTGTTCCACGAGGGTATTGAATTCATCGTCTGACAGATCCAGGTACTGTTCTTCTCCAGCCAGAACATTTGCTACATCGTCTGCAAAGTCATCCCTTTCTGTATAGCACTTGCAGTCGTCAATTTGCTGTCCGCAGTCAAGAAATTCTCCTTTTTTCGCACTTACATAGCTGCAACTCATATAAGAGTAGTCACCGTTGTTCGCATTGTCTCCGGCAAATACCAAGATCGGCAAATCCGGATTTTCTACAATGAGTTGTTTTAGTTCATCTGCTGAGTGCAGCAGACCGGTCGGTTTTCTTTCTTTGTTAGTCATTGACCTTATCCTTTCTGTACTTGTAGTTAGAGGGACGGTACAGTTCTCTCCAATAAATAAAATTCATATTTAATGTAAAACCGTACTTTTCCCAACGCTTCATATCATTATTATATCGACAGACAAGTGAATCTCCAGAATCAGACAGCGCAATTACGTCTTCATCGTTATTTGGAAGTTTGTCGTTTACACTAATCCAACCGTTATCTGTTAAAATGCTGTCATCGTGGCATTTTAAGAAACGGTTAATCAGTTTGGTGTCGTGCAGAACTTGCGCAAAAATTGAGTTCATTCTTCTACCTCGCTGTTGAGCCAATCTACCAATCCTATTATATTGCAACCGCGTTTGCCTAAAAAATTAAAAGGACATTCATCACAAGAGTCGTAGTAATCGCATACATAATTAGATATTTTTTCTAATTCTGACGCCATTTCATAAATGCTTCTATTTATAATTCGCTCATAATTTGTCATTCTTAGTCCTCCGTTCTCGGCGGGTCGGGCAGTTCTCGCCAATGAGTGACAGGCCAAATTACTGTTCCATATAGATCAAGCCAAACTTGTAGTTCTGGGTTATACCGGCCACAACACACGCCTCCCCATTCCGTGTATATAATCACAGGTCTAATCGTATCTGGAAGATTGTCCTTTGCGCTGATCCAGGCGTCCTGGACACCGTGATTGAAAAGTCGTATCTCGTCTTTCTTGAGCCATTTCTGCCACTTACCACAAGCCGAGCAGTAAAGCCCGGTCTGATTGCCGTGTTTCTCAGTGAAGAACTCCTTGCTGCCACATTTGCAAATCATATTCATAATTTTCTGTACCTCTTTTCTGCGGACTGAATCCGCTCGTAAATGTCCTCAAGAGACTCCGTAACCATGACATGATCATCGCAGCCATCAAAATAGACAGCGTTACCCCCCTGTCCGCAAATTACAACAGTTACGAGGTTGTAATTTACAAGTACCTGTTTAGAATCCGGACCTGTGAGCCAAATAAACATTGTTATACCTCCTCAAAAACGTCGAGAGAAACGGTGATTTCGTCCATTTCGGTATCGTCTACGGCAACATAACCAATGCCGTCGCATACGCCACACAACTGGTCGCAGTCCAAATCTTCCCCCATTGCTCCAATGAAACTGTCACGGTCGATTTCAACCATTTTGAAATATCGTGCCATTATTTCTCCTTTCCGGTAATTAACTCAGAATATGGAAGACTCTTAATCCAATCCATAAATCCAACAGACCATTCGTCCAACTTATGATTGTTACGAGATTTATAAATATTTGCCAGGACTTCATAATTCAGCATAACCGTCCGTTTCTGATTGTAAGAGCTTGGCAAGAGCTGAATCATTTGCCACCACCACTCTTTTTTAGCGTCTGTATTACACCAATGATATGCGTCCCTTGCCTCGTTCAATAGCTTAATAGTTTCTTTCAAATGAACAAGCCAAAAATTTTCAAGATGTTCACAACTAAAATCTTCTATCGTAAATTCCTTTTCTGCAATCTTGTGCATAGTTGAACAAGAGTTAGCAACCGTGCCGATTTTGTACGTATCGAACTCCTTCCACCAATAAAGCGGTGCAGTAATATCCACATATACAGTAATCATCCGCATGAACTTACGATGATCTGTTCCAGCATTACGAAGGCGAGTCATAAGATTCATATCGTCATAGCCAACGACAAACTCTTTATTTTCCATTCGACTCTTGCAATGATTTCTATCAGCTCTACATGTATGGCAAGCGACCGTATCAAAGCAAATCCCACTATCACTCTTATCCCAAGAATTCATAGGATTGCGCATTCCTCTAATGGCTGCCTCCCAACCCATGACTTCAGTGTTTTCAAATTTAATCATCGTCGATCTCCTTATCTTCCAAAAGTTCATCAAGCCATGCCGAACATCCATGAATAAGTAAACTATCGAAAATGGCAACTAACACATCTACTACGATGGAATTTCCAGCTTGTTTATAAAGTTGCGTGTTAGAGTTTACTCGTTCAGCTCGTTCAAATGATTCATCATCAAATCCCATAAGTCGATAACACTCTTTCGGAGTCAGCTTTCGTATTCTAAAAGAAGATTTCTCTAAATAAGATGGCATATAAGCTGTGGTTACCGCCACGCTTATTGAATCCGGATCATAAACTCTATCTTGAATCGACGGTTGAATTCCTTCTACACCATTACGCCCTCCTTTACTGTTTAAGCATTTTGGATTCATGTTTTTAATGGACATGGAGCAATCATCCTTTCCCGAATTGTAAATTTCTATCAACTTCGTTGCGTTTCCAAAAGCGTCATTTCCAATGTTGGTGGTAAGAGTCCCTATACATGTTTGATCTGCTCGAACTCTATGATTATAGTCATCGTAGATTATAATCATCGGTTGTGTATTACCTCCTTGCATAGCATTAAGCGTTGGAGAAAGAGAGAACTTGTCATAAACATTCCCAGGAAAATTACCACCTGTATATCCAAAAATGTTACCTAACCGTTTCGCTTCCATTTAATCACTCCGTTCATAGTGTCAAATCCTGTACCGAACCCCTTACAATCACGTGCCATTATGGTTTTTGCCACAGGCGTATTCACCTTATCAATTCGTTTATAGTTTAGAGTAGCCGGTATATTCGATAACACCTGTCCCTTCTGCTTTTCGGTTACTGATTCCTCGGTCTCTGTTCTTGCAAAAATGCAATTAGAGATTGTGCGCCTCTGTGGGTCGTTGATTGAGAAATAGATCGTCTCTCTTTCTCTCTATCGATGGGTAGAGTTCCATCGTCTGTCAACTTTTTAATCAAAGCGAGAGATTTTTCGTTGTCAATGTAATATTTTTCGTCAACAGAATCTTCAAGGTAATCTACCATTCTTTTAGTGAGAGGGTGCGGTTTCGGAAAATAAAAACAATAATTTCCGAGAATACTCACCATGAAACAACGATTTCTATTTTGAGCCACACCATAATCTTTAGCGTTGAGGTCTTGCCAATAATTAGAGTAGCCTTTGTTCTCTAAGAACCGAATCCAGTTCTCAAAGTCTCCCTTGTTCTTTTTGCTATGTACCTGTGGTACATTCTCCATGAGCAAAAGCTGCGGAAGATGTTCGGTCTCATTAAGAAGTCGTTCCACCTCCCATAGCAACCCGGAGCGTGTACCACTTCCTTTGCTCATGCCTTGCTGTTTGCCGGCAACCGACAAATCTTGGCAAGGAAAAGAATATGTCATGAGATAGCAATATTTGTCGGTGTCTACTATTTCTAAGTCCTCTCCATGTATTTTAGTAATATCCGTAGGAGTGAAATTCGTACCGTGAATGGCGTTGTAACTTGCCACAGGGTATTTATCAAACTCCACCAATCTGTAATGCTCGAAATTTACACCCAGTTTAGAAAGAGCCATTGCCTGTGAGCCGATACCTCCGAATAGTTCAATCAGTCTTATAGGTTTATCATTGATAAAAGGCATTTTCATATTACAGTACCTCCTTTAATTTCAAACCACAGTAAGTTGCATAACCACTCGAGGTCGATTTTCTGTCAAACCACTCAGGGTGACGCTCCATTTCAGAATTGAACTTACGAGCCGACAGAATATAAGCACCCTCGGATTTCGCCCAAATCTTGAAAGCGTTGTACAAGTCTTTTGCCTTTATAACGGTCGGTGAGTTTTCCTCCGAGACACGCTCACAGCGGTTCTCGAGGAACTGCAATACGAGGTCGTTATCACGTTCGTACTTGGTGACAACCGATTTCAAACTGTCACTCATTGCAAGCCCACGTTCCTTGTAGTGGATATACCCACGCACCAGCCACATGAAAATGCCGCTCATGCTGGACTGTTCGCACAGCTCGTCTTTGAGGTGGGTGTCCTGTTCCTCCGGGGAGAAGTGACGGTTGAATTCCACCACCTTGATACGCTCGGAAGCGAACAGGGACTTATCTGTCACCATCGGAAGGTCGTTACAGGAAAGCCATAAGGTGAACTGCGGCTTGAATGTGATTGCCGACTGATATAGCGCACGAGCGGAGATTTCCTCACCACCTGTAAGCTGCTTGATCTTCTCCTCATCCAGCTTTCCGTATTCATTGCTTTCGGCCATGGTGACGAAGCGTTTGCCCTTCAATCCTGCCAAGGTAGGGCTGGCGGATTCTGCGTCCTTCTGACGGTCTCCACGGCAAATCATACCAACTGGGGCAACCTTGGCATAGTCACCGAGCATAGTCTCGATAGTGTTGAGCAAAGTGGACTTACCGTTACGAGTGGTTTTGCCATAGAGAATAAACATGCATTCCTCGTTGCTGACGCCTAACATAGAATAACCAAGAGCTCTTTGGAGAAAATCAGCTTTGTCCGCGTCATTCTGCGTGACCTCGGCAATGAATTTCTCCCAGCGTTCGCATTTCACATCACGAGAAATCGTGTGGCTGAAAGCGGTCTGCATGGTAAGAAAGTCCTTCCAGTTATGCTCCCGAAACGAGTAGTCCCGGAGGTCGTATGTACCATTGAGACAGTTAATGAGGTAGGGGTCTGCGTCGAACTGCACAGCAGAGATACGAAGCTCCCCTGTAGCGTCCTTTAGAATTCTGTCACGCATGCGTCGATCACCCATCTTGTTGACGAACCCAGTGTAGGACTTCCTGGTGTCATCGTCCTCGATTTCTCCGCAGTAGAGAATCATCAGCCGGACGAAATCTTTGATTTTCTCTGAAACGAGGATAGAACCTTCGTCCTTGCGCCACGCCCCCTCATGGTAGGTGTACCAGCTCTTATGCTCGGGACAATACCGTGCTTCGTGGGAGTAGAGCAAGCCGAACAGGTTTGCCATGCCCATTTCAGACCACTCAAAACCAGAGCTGGTTTCGTCTGCTTTCTCGGGGTGATACTGCTTGATCAGATACATCTTCGAGGATAATTCCTCGTCCATAATGACACGACCGTTGCGTGTCTCGAAAAGTTCTTGCATTACCTATCACCTCATTTTAAGAACTTCAAGTATGTCTCTGTACCATTTTTGGTACATATCACACTCGATTTGCAGTTCCTCATAAGTTTTTCGTGTTTAGAAATTAAAGACCCATGAATACCCAGGGAGACGCTTAATGCCTCATTGATTGCCGCCATTTCTTCATCGGTGAGTTTGCCAATGTAATCCCCTATCCTTTTTTTTGGAGATCGTATAGACCTGCTCACACATGGCAATAGAAGGACACTTGCATTTAATCGGTACATGAGTGGGCATTGAGTTTTTAGCTTTCGTGGTTAAGAACACAACAGATACAATCGAAGCATTTTTGTTCCCAATATCATTGGAAACAATCACACCGGGTCTCCCTTGAGAGATCATCATTTCTGAACCCGTGTGCCCTGTTTCTCCATTCAGTATGTAAAAAATTTCACCTCTGTGAACTTCAACATCATTGATATTCATTTCGATTCACCCGCCTTCTTACCAAGAATGGTCAATGCGCAAACTTGCTTTGATTCAATCCACCATGCGCATTTTTCTTTTTCGCAAACCATGTAGGATTGAGTGCCCGCCGTTAGAAGCGGGCATAAACATTTATTCATAGATTCCCCTTTCATCGTTTGTACCTCGTAACGCTATTGCATATAGTACGCAATTCATATTTATCAAGCGGAGGATCACAAGCAGCAGTATTAGCGTACAACAACTCATCGTAAATCTGAGATTTAGTGTAGCCTTGATTGTGAAGCACACCGGCCAGAGATGTCAAACAAATGTTACGGCTCCCATCTGGAATTCTCGGGTAGGCAGGACGAAGCCGTAAGCGCCCATTTGCGACTGGTTCCTCCCAGCTGGGTGAATATATCTTGTCTCGCTTAAAAAGCGTGTCATTTGCGCTCTCACGAACTTCTGGAAAGTATGTTCGCACAACATAATCAATCGCTTCTTGATTCTCGATGATTTCCCGATAAAGAAGTGTATCTCCGGTCATGATAAAGTATCGAGACGCTTTATAAATCTCCACACCAGAAAGGTTGTTTTTTCCCTTAAAGGGGAGATCACCCCGGAGGAGAATGTGAAATCCACGCCCACTCCGGGATTTCTCCGTGTAGCTGTGACATTTGCCGACAATATCAGCACCAAGGAAATTCATAAGGCCGTCTTCATCGTAGCCGCAGTCAATGTCAATTCCGACGTAGCCATTGTCCGCAAAAACAAAACCGCAGTAGTCATAATAGCGTTGGTTATACGATTCGAGAGCAGTCTCAAAATCTGACCATGTTTCCGGGTCGGTTGAAGAAGCAGCTTTGTTCTCCCATGCTTTCATGGGGACTTTGCTATCATCCGTCGCGCACACCCATTGGTTAAGATTCTTCAATTCCTCGGGGATATTGTCATAACAAACCACGCCGCTTTGCCACCTCACGCTCGAGTTCAGTAATTAGTTTCCATAAAGTGTCCTGGGGCACATTCGCCATTGTCGAAACCCTGTAGATGTTATCGGGTATGGTGTCTGTGCCTCTATACACTTCCAGGAGCATTCCTCTTTCTTTGCCAGAATATAACCTCAATGCACTTTCGCATGCGTTCCAGTTATAACGATCAATGTCGTTGCGAAACACCGGGTCAGCATGCCGTGCATAGAACCGCAAACAATGTTTGACATACTCGGAATAAAACGCTTTAGCCATTTTTATCCTCCGACTTCGAGGCACTCTTACGCTTTTGGCGAATCCGTTCCCCTGCAAAATACCACTTGTTATCAACGGCAATAGGATAATCACTGAATGGTGACACTCCTTGCTCGCCATGGTCAATAATATGTTGAGCGGAAAAGAAGGATAGTTCGGTCGACACCATATCCTTACCGGTTCTCAGGAGTGCTCTAACTTTCCCGTTATCGTTTTTCAATTTGTACATATCTGTCTCCTTATACTCCGTGAACATGTGCAGCGATCATGTCAGCATGGTGTGTCCACAATACATTCGGATAGGAATGAATTGCGCGGGTGTAATCACTCCACTCGGCCTGGTCACAAAAAGCTCCCATGTGATACCGAATGCACATGATTTCCTCCTCGGTCAGCTGAAAATACTGTGACAACAGCATGACTGATTTATCGCCGTGCCCTTTAAGTAACGTGTCTTTGTTGTATTCCCACTCGACAATGCGGCTGTACAACATGCCATCTTTTCAACGACTCCCTCTATATTGGTCGATTTTACAGAGGTCGTGAAACATACCTACGATGTATGGGCTACCGGGATTTTCCCACTTGAGACCATTCTTCTCTGTAAGGTCTACGAGAGTTTTCATCACGGCGCACGAATGGTCGAACAGACCGCCCTCGTAGTTCCCGTGATACTTGGTGCTTGCAGGAGCGACGAAGAACCCCTTATCTAACAGGTCTTTCTTGACATCTGGGGGAACAATGTCACCCACGAGACTATTGAATTTCTCAATACGTTCTGCCAGTGTCATACGTCACCCTCCTGTCTTTGAAGGCTGCGCTCTGCTTCAAAACCGTTCGGGTAGCTCATGCCATCCGCAGTGCGGAGAGCTTCGGCCTGATATTCATTGATAGTCATGCTTTTTCCTCCTGTGATTTCGCCAATTCAAGATACTTCTTCAAGTACCAATCGGCTTTCTTAATGTCTTCAACACCGTTCTTACCCCTGTGTCGGTAAATATATTTGAGAGCATTGCACACACAGAAGTCCTTCGTGGCTTCCACGCCCTGTGTCTCGAGCATTACCTCAATGCACTCGAATTTCCCGGTCTTATAATGCGCCGGGTGATCGACATTATCTGTCATGCGACACCTCCTATTAGAAATCCGGGAGAGGAGCGTGCCCCTCCCGGCTGATTGCTTAACCCAGCAGTGCGTCGATGTCCAGTCCGGTTTTGGCAGGAGCAGAAGAGGTTTGCGTTTTGGTGGTTGCTTTCGGAGCCACAGTGTTACCGCCACAACCAATGGTCAACGCACGAGCGACAGGCTCGGTATCAAAACCATCTGCCGGGGACTTATCGCCAAGGTTTGCGAAGGTAACCTCTTTATTCGGGTCTTTATTGCTTGGTACTTTGGTATGTACCACCTCGGCTCGAATGTAATGATTGATGAGCTGCCCTGGATCAATGTCCTCCATGGTGTAGTCATTGAGTGCGGTTTTGGCAAAATACGAGAACGCATTTAGAGCCTTCTCATTCCACTCATCATTTTTATTCTTGAGCGAAAAGCGTTCGGTATGAGTGATCCCTTGAGCATTGATAAGTTTTACTTCGATTTTACCGAAGTCCTCATCGTAACTCACATCATAAATACGGAATACATACTCCCCTTCTGGAATGAGAGTGAAACCACTTGTCATAGGAATACGTGCCATGTTTTTGTCCTCCTTTAATTTTTAATTGTTTGTGGCATTGCCGATAAAACCAAACAATAATGCCAATGATTGATTCTCACTAAAACCGGCGTTGCATAATTTTTTATACAAGATGTAGAGCTCCTTGCAGCATTCATCAAGGCTTATCTCACTTTTAGTGTTTTTAGTGTTTTTAATGTTTTGATCTGTATTTGCCGCTAAAATAGCAGCGAGCGCGTTATCGATATTCATCTTGTACCTCCATCATTTAACCGTCATGCGGTAAGATTCAGATTTCTTGCTGTATTTGTCCAGTAGGCCGTCAGCTTTCAGAGCGTCCTTATCAATGCTGGTGGTCTCGGAACGAGATACCGTCCAAGTGTAGTCAGACCCTTTAACCTCGACCTTCTTATCACCGTCACGGAACTGTTCCATGGCGTGTTTCTTGATAATGTCATTGATGGTCTTGAGACGCTTCTCCTTGTCTGCGGTAGAAGCGGAAATCTCGTCCAGTTCCTTCTTGAGACCTTCGGCTTCTGCAATCAGAGCTTCCCTGTCAGTCTCCGGGGAAGAGTGTTGGTACGAAGTGCTGCAAGGATTTCAGCGTCCTTCTTCTCGTCATATTCCGGGGAGATACCCGTATCGACATAATCAGCCCACCACTGTTCAACAGCGGCTACCTTGTCTGCGAAGTCCGGGTAGCGTTCGGAGACCTTGAACTCAACTGTGATAGTGTTGCTTGCGGTCGGCTGATATGCCGCCGGGTCTTTGTAGTCCTTCTCGTCAAGGAAGGAAGCAACCATAATCACATCGTCCACACCGTACAGGTAAGCGTATAACGCCGCCTGTAATGCGTAATACTCGGGAACATCGTTCTGCCAGTCCTCCACACGTTTGGTGGTCTTCATTTCGAGAACAGCTTCGATGGTCTTACCGTCCTCACCCTTCATCAGATAGTCCCACATACCGCCGAGGTGTTTGCTCTCCGGGAAGAAATCTCCCCATGTCTTATTGAAATAGTCCTCGCCCCACACATCAGAAGGGCGAACAATGTCCATGCCGTAGGACTGCTCCATGTAACGAGCCTGTTTCGGCTCGATGGTCTTACCAGCAACCGTGTAGATAGTGTCCTCGAAGGGCTTCTCATAGGTCTTGGTAATCGCACACCACATTTCAAATGCGGTACTCCACGGATTCAGACCGAGGATAGTAGCGAAGCGAGTGCCTGTGATTTTCTTGGTTCTCTTGGGAGGGGCAATCTGAATACGATTGCCCTCGAGCCACTTAATGTCTGCCATTACTTAGCCCCTCCTTCCAGCATTGCGGTAATCTTCTGAATCAGCGTCTCGCAATCGGACTTGGAAATCTCCGTGAATCCCTTTGTCTGTACTGCGATATTCGCAATCAGTTCCTCCTTGCTCGGGTCAGCGTCCTTGAGCTTCTTGAGAACAGCTTTCAGGCCCTTAATCTGTAAAGCAGAAGCATTGTCAGCCGGAGCAGTCAGATTCTCCTTCACTTCCTGTCTCTGCTCGGGAGTAGCCGGGGCTTTCTTCTCTGCCGCCGGAGCAGTGGAGCGATTGTTGATGTCCTTGTCAATACTCGGCTCGATTTCATCGTTCACGCAAATATCCATAGCAATGAGATACAGGTAGCGGCGCATATAAGTGATGGAAGAACCGAGAGCTTGCATATCATTAGTAACCTGTTTGCCAGCGTTACTCACGATAGGCTGAATCTGATTGAATGGTACAGGAAACTCGATTGTCTCCTCGGGATTGTCAGTATTTACGATGGTAAGAGTAGCCACCACATCACTGAATCGTGCCACTGCAAGAAGACCCAACTTCTTGAAGATATGAGTGATAGTAGGAACAATGTCTTTCAGCTCGAAATACTTGAAAGATAACTGCATATTCTTACCACTCTGATTGATTTCCGAAGTGAGAAATTTCTCTCTCGCTTCAATGAGTTTCTGATACACGTTTGCAGTCTTGGTAGTAGTTGCCATTTTCTTTGTCCTCCTTGGCTTTTTAGTTTTTTCGG